TCAATGTACTGCCACAGCATTTCCTTCCGGGCCACCACGGTTCATCTGATTGAAACCGGCGATTGCCACTGCGACAAAATCATCAGCGTCTCTCACCAGTCGCTCCCGCGTCTCCACCAGCTCCCGAAAATAAGCTGAACTGTGGCTGCGCATTCTGGCCACCAGCAAAGGTGGCATTGCCTTTTCGATCGCTGGTAACAACGCCTGAATTTTTTCAACTGCATCAGGGGTGTCTTTCTCTATCCAGCGGAAAATTTTCTGGGTATTGCGAGCCAGGGCTTCCGGATGGCTGTCGTCGTACAGTTCAGGAAACGTCATACCCAACTCAAAATAAGCCTGGGTTATTCCAGCTGCCGGAACTTTTTCGCCATCAGGACGCGCCCAGGCATTCATCGCCATGCGGATGTGTTCATGCTTGATTTTCATGAATCAACTCCCATCAGCTTTTTCGTAGTAGTTTTATTCCTGCCAATAGTTAAAATTGCATCGGCAGAAAATAATCCGTTTGATGCAAGAGCGATTTTTTCAGCGTAATTTGTTTCGCCGGTATATTCTGTGCGAGGCAATTTTCCGTTATCCATCCATTTATAGATTGCTCTTTGGCTGACACCACAAACGTCGGCCACAACAGCAACGCGAACAGTTTTGATTACATCTTCAAGTGTTTTCTGGTTCATATCACCCTCACAATGTGAACTTTGAGTACATGCTATAACAGAACTGACAGTACATTCAAGAGCGAATATCATTGAACTTATGGTTCATGAAGATAAAGCGCGTAAAGAGTTCGCCAGTAGGCTTGCGCTAGCCTGTGAAAACGCTGGTTATGAACAACATGGAAGGCAGGCAGAAATTGCCCGTCGAATGAAATTAACACCAAAAGCGGTTAGCAAATGGTTTAATGGCGAAACAATTCCTCGCCGGGAGAAATTAAGGGAATTAGCAACACTAATAGGAACAACACCAACCTATCTTTTGGGAGAGGATACAGAAGAAAGTGGACAGGTACGTTTCTATCAGGAGTTAAATCCAAGACAAAAAATCATCATTGACCTTCTGGACGAGCTCCCTGACAGTGAGACAGATGAACTTTTAAAAACTCTTGAAGAGAAAAAACAGAAGTACAATGCAATTTACGAAGAGTTAGCACGAAAGAAAAAACAAAAAGCCTCTTAAACCAGCATAAATCCGGTAGCGCCTTCCTCCGGGTTTGTGCTTCACTTTATCCCATCTCATTTTTTTACACACAAAATGTACTAAAAGTACTTTACAACAATGAACGCAAAGTACATTATATACCTGCCACCCACCCCGCCCCACAGAATGCAGGGCAATACTTCGAGTTACCAGGCAGTGGTCAGGGGTTAAGTAGCCAGCCCGAGGCGTAAGAACATGACGGCAGGGTTCAACTTTAATAACTATGCAGCAGGTTTTTGTTCCGCTACCCCGGCGTTAAGGGGAAATGAGGTCAACATGGATACTATCGATCTTGGCAACAACGAATCTCTGGTGTACGGCGTGTTTCCCAACCAGGACGGCACATTCACCGCGATGACGTATACCAAAAGCAAAACGTTTAAAACCGAAAATGGTGCCCGTCGCTGGCTGGAAAGAAACTCAGGTGAGTGATATGGATTTCGACACAATCATGAAAAAGGCTTACGAAGAGTACTTCGAAGGCCTTGCCGAAGGCGAAGAGGCTCTCAGCTTCAGTGAGTTTAAACAGGCGCTTTCCAGTTCGACAAAATCTATCGACTAACGGGGTTAAAGATGGAATTTAAAGATTTACCTCCAGACACTCAGAAAATCGCCGCAGAAACACTGAAATCTCTCATTTTGAACGGGGAGACAGAAAAGGTAGATCCAGCTAAAAAACTGGCTCAAGAAATCAGAGAAGCCTTTATTGCTCTTTATCAGTCTTCTCCATAGCGGCTTGTTTTTCTTCTTTTAATATATTGCGAATTGTAATAACTGAATTAGCCGCCTCTGAAGGGGATGACATTTTGCCAGCCCGAATTAACTCAACTGTTAAGTTCAAAGCTGCAACAGATGGATAGGTAAATGGGTTAATTAACTTGTCTGACATTTTATCCTCCATTGAGGTTCTGGGTTAAAAATGGAGACCAACATGCTGCCACATGTGGTCGTGCGCCGGACACGGATAAGAATCCGGCACTGACAGTTTACTGAAAGGATATATCCCTGAAAAGTCAGGGCATAACGCGAAAGCGCACGGCGAAGTTCGTCTCACTGTACGGTGTCGTTAAATTTAATTCGACCGTGCGCTTCCGGTTGTGGCACTCCGCGAAATGGCGCGGCGGTACGTATGGCGGGGTTATTCCTTCCCCCTGTTGAGGACACCGGGTTGTCAGGTTGACCATACGCCTGAGTGACAACCCCGCTGCAACAACCCATGTTGATTACCTTTTCATTGCTGGCTGATGTCCGTCCTTTTTAAAGTGAATTTTGTGATGCGGTGAATGCGGCTCAGCGCACGCGGAACAGTTAAAAAGGCCAGTTGACTTCCGTATTGGTTCTTATGGGTGGGTTCTCTGTATCCGGCGTTAATTGTTAACTAGTTAACGTCACCTGGAGGCACCAGGCACCGCATCACAAAATTCATTGTTGAGGACGCGATAATGGAAACGTTATTACCAAACGTCAATACGTCTGAAGGTTGTTTTGAAATTGGTGTCAGAATCAGTAACCCTGTATTTACTGAAGATGCCATTAATAAGAGAAAACACGAACGGGAGCTATTAAATCAAATATGCATTGTTTCAATGCTGGCCCGTTTACGCCTGATGCAAAAAGGACGCTGACAATGAATACAGCATTTGCACTCGTTCTGACAGTTTTTCTTAATACAGGCGAACCAGTCGATCTTGTTATTGGTATACATGACTCAATGAAAGAATGCATGGCTGCCGCAGCGGAACAGAAAATTCCCGGCAACTGTTATCCGGTTGATAAAGTTATTCGCATGGACAATAACGAAATCCCGGCAGGACTTAAAACAGCACCGTAATTAATATCCGGTTTCATTTTTATATGCCAGCAATGGCAGGGATTTGTTCACCCTTAAATCTGTAATGAGGTTAAAACAAAATGAGTAAAGTCTTTATTTGCGCCGCCATTCCGGACGAACAGGCAATAAAGGAAGAAGGTGCAGTCGCTGTAGCCACTGCCATTGAAGCCGGCGACGAACGCCGCGCCCGTGCCAAATTTACCTGGCAATTCCTGGAGCAATATCCGGCTGCTCAGGACTGCGCTTATAAATTTCTTGTTTGCGAGGATAAACCCGGCATGCCCCGCCCTGCCATCGACTCCTGGGATACCGAATATATGCTGGAAAACCGCTGGGATGAAGAGTCAGCCTCTTTTGTCCCGATCGAACCAGAATCCGATCCGATGAACGTCAATTTTGACAAGCTGTCCCTTGAAGTATAGAACGCGGTCCTGGTTAAGTTCGGTACATGTGAAAACATCACCGTTGATATGGTGATTAGTGCACAGGAATTGTTGCAGGAGGACATGGCAACATTCGACGGGCATATCGTTGAGGCATTGATGAAAATGCCTGAAGTTAACGTCATGTATTCAGAACTAAAGCTGTTCGCCATCGGGTGGGTTAAACATAAATGTAAGCCGGGTGCAAAATGGCCTGAGATCCAGACAGAATTACGCACCTGGAAAAAACGTCGCGAAGCCGAACGCAAAGAAACCGGGAAATACACGTCTGTTGTTGATCTTGCCCGCGCCAGAGTCAACCGGCAGCACACTGAAAACTCAGCAGGAAAAATCAACCCCGCCACTGCCGCCATTCGTCGCGAATACAAGCAGACATGGAAAACGCTGGATGAAGAACTGGCCTACGCTCTGTGGCCTGGCGATATTAATGCCGGAAACATTGACGGCAGCATCCATCGCTGGGCAAAAAATGAAGTTATCGACAAAGATCGCGAAGACTGGAAGCGCATTTCCGCATCAATGCGCAAACAACCCGATGCCGTCCGCTACGACCGTCAGACTATTTTTGGCCTTGTCCGTGAGCGTCCGATCGACATTCACAAAGATCCCGTGGCACTGAACAAATACATCACTGAATACCTGGCGACAAAGGGCGTGTTTGAGGATGAAGAAACAGACCAGAACACTGCTGATATTCTCCAGCCGTCAGCAGCACAAACTGATGCAGTGGAAACTGAAGTATCTGATACCCAAAAAAATGAAAGCACGCTGGAAACTGAACCATCTGTAGAGCGTGAGGGGCCGTTCTACTTCCTTTTCACCGATAAGGATGGCGAAAAATATGGTCGTGCAAACAAACTTTCTGGTCTGAATAAGGCGCTGGCTGCAGGGGCTACTGAAATCACGAAAGAAGAATATTTTGCCCGCAAAAACGGCACATACTCAGGTTCACAACAAAATACTGGTGCATCTGACACGATCGCACAACCAGAGCCGGTAAAAGTTACCGCTGACGAAGTAAACAAAATTATGCAGGCAGCCAATATCAGCCAGCCTGACGCCAATAAGTTGCTTGCTGTATCACGTGGCGAATTTGTTGCAGGGATTAGCGACCCGAATGATCCGAAATGGGTGAAGGGGATTGAAACCCGCGATTCAGTGAATCAGAACCAGAAAGAAACGGAACAGAACGACCAGAAAGCGGAACAAAACAGCCCAAATGCGCAACAGGAGCCGGAAAAAGCCTGCACCGCCTGCGGTCAGACCAGCGGCGGCAACTGCCCTGATTGTGGTGCGGTGATGGGCGACGCAACGTATCAGGAAACCTTTAATGAAGAAAATCTGGATGAATCTCAGGAAAAAGATCCGGAGGAAATGGAAGGCGCTGAACATCCACACAAGGAGAATGCTGGCAGCTATCAGGACCACGCCAGCGATAGCGAAACTGGCGAGACGGCAGATCCCTTAATTGCGGTGAACGGTCATCACGTTATCACATCCACCAGCAGAGTGTGGTACCACCTGATGATCGACCTTGAAACGATGGGTAAAAAAAGTAATGCCCCCATCGTGGTTATTGGTGCTGTGTTCTTCGATCCGCAGACCGGGGAAATCGGGCCAACATTTTATATCGTTATCAGCCTGGTTGACGCTATGGACACGGGTGCTGTTCCTGATGGTTCCACCATCGAATGGTGGCTTGCTCAGTCCAGCGAAGCCAGATCTGCAATTTTAGTTGATCAGGTAAAACTGGTTGACGCTCTTATTCAATTTCGGGAATTCATCAATGAGTACTCGGATGAAGAATTCGTTCAGGTATGGGGCAATGGTGCAACTTTCGACAACACTATTTTACGAACCTCGTACGAACGCCTGAACATCCCCTGCCCGTGGCGTTACTACAACGATCGCGATGTACGTACAATCGTTGAACTGGGAAAAACTATCGGCTTCGATGCCAGAACAGTTATTCTATTTGAAGGCGTGCGCCACCATGCGCTGGATGATGCCCGTCACCAGGCGAAATACGTTACAGCCACGATACAAAAACTGATCCCGAATCAGGCTGATTTTTAATGTTCAACCGTCGCCAGTTGTAGTTGGTATTCTGCAACTGGCGCGTTCCGGAGTGATAACCATGAGCGAACAGTACCTGATAACGCTCGATGAGTGGAAACCCAAACGGTTCAGTCTCCCAATAACAAACACTACCCTGGTGAAATACGGAAAACTTGGATACATCGTACCAAGACCACAAAAAATTCGTGGACGTTGGCTGATAGATCGCCGGGCAGTATTTGTTGGACCTGGTGAAACGGGAATTGCGCCGGAAATTCATACTGGCGATGATGATGCACTGAAGGAGATTTTAACTCATGTCACCGAGGCCACGAAAAAACAGCACTGACGTAGCCGGTCTTTACGAAAAGTTTGATCGCAGAACTGGCAGAGTTTACTACCAGTATAAAAACCCTGTGACTGGAAAATTTCACGGACTCGGAACAGACAAAGGCAAAGCTGAAAGAATCGCTTCCACAGCCAATCAGCGAATAGCTGCAGCAGAAGCCGAATATTTCATGCGCAAAATTGATGAAAGTCCATCAGCAACAAAACGTCGGGGTATCAGATTAAAGGCATGGGTTGATCGATATCTGAAAATACAGGACACGCGACTGAAAAATGGAGATATTGCAGCTACAACTCACAAAGAAAAAACTCGAATGGCTGCATACCTGGTTTCCCGTCTGGGAAACCACCCATTGAAAGAACTGGAAGTAAGAGACTTTGCATTAATACTGGATGAGTGGCTGGATAAAGACATGGTCAGCACAGCGAGAGTAAATCGTGGATTATGGGTTGATATTTATAAAGAAGCACAGCATGCAGGGGAAGTTCCTCCTGGATGGAATCCTCCGGAGGCTACCCGTAAACCGATCCCTAAAGTAACCAGAGCCAGACTCACCCTGGAAGACTGGCAAAAAATTTACAACGCAACGCCTGAAAAACACTTTATCCGTAACGCAATGCTTCTTGCGATTGTTACTGGTCAGCGCCGTGATGACATTTGCCATATGCGTTTTTCAGATGTGTGGAACGAACACCTGCATATTACCCAGGGAAAAACTGGAATGCGTCTGGCGTTACCGCTGACGCTACGCTGTGATGCCATTGGGATATCGCTAAAAGAAGTGATTGATGGATGCAGGGACAGAATATTGAGTCCATACCTGATTCATAGTCGGCACCAAAAACAACCAAAACCAATGAGTAAAGACAACCTGAGCGATTACTTTGCCAAAGCGCGGGAGCTGGCTGGAATAATTCCACCAGCAGGAAAAACTCCGCCAACATTTCATGAACAACGTTCTCTATCAGAACGGCTGTACCGTGCACAGGGTATCGATACAAAAACATTACTGGGACATAAAGTCCAGGCAACCACCGATCGTTATAACGATACTCGTGGTCAGGAATGGGTTAAATTGGTTGTTTGA